GTGTGCTCTTCCGATCTGCGTTATTTTCCTTGAACGCGATAACCTAGCTGTTTTTGAAAGTACAATGCGTGAACACATGGAACGTTATGGGTTTCATGTCGAGATCGAAAAACCCTGTTACGAGTTCGAAGAGATTGAGTTCTGCCAAACACATCCAGTTCTTACTGTTGATGGATGGCGTTGTGTTCGCGATCTCCGGACCGTCTTTAAGAAGGACACTATGTGCTTGAGGCCTATTCCTACTCTGAATGTTCTACGTAAGTGGGTGTATTCAGTAGGCATTGGAGGACAAGCGTTATGTGCTGGTGTCCCTGTTTTACAGAGTTTTTATGATCTATATGTCAGGTGTGGTGTCAAATGCTCATGGAAGGAGGAAAACCCCTACCGATTTGGGGGAACACTAGAAGATATGGCAAGCACAACCATTACGTCGGAAGCTCGAGCAAGCTTCTATATGGCGTTTGGTGTGCTACCTTCCGAGCAGATTTTGCTAGAAAAATTCTTCGGTAGGAGTAACATAGAGTGGAATATGTTGCCTGTTTGCCATAGAGATGATGTCGTTTTTGACTTACCCGGGTGTCAAATAACGAATTATGGCTAAAACAATGAAGAAGAACAAGTCGCGAAGCCGTCGACGATTAAATTACGGCTTACCGAAGAATGTGAATTTGACTTTACCGTCTCGTTTCCCCCGGCCTGGTAGGGATATGACGACAATCAGTGCCAAGGGGGTGATAGATATTACTTCCTCAGTGAGCGGATTTTCCAAAGGTAAGATGTGGGTCTTCCCACGTCTGGCTGGCGTGCCTTCATTGGCTTCAGCTATTCCCCGTTTGGATGCTTTTGCAAAACTGTACTCCCGTTTTATTGTATCGGAATTGTCCGTACGTATAGTCCCAGCAGTTAGTGTGTTGGATGGGTCGACTTGGGCAGTGAATTATGAACCTGCCCTCAATGACATCCCCACAACGTCTGGTGATCCCACAAATCTTAATGATGTGGTGATTTCCATGCATCATGCATTGACAACACAAACAGCAGCAAAAGGTTACAGTTGCCGTCCCATTGATTATTATGGTGATTGGCGTTCAACTGATATTGGCAGTGTTGGCTACGAAACGCAAAACAACCAAGGTCTTGTACAATGGTATACAACTAAGACTGATCCTACACCTAGCGGTGTGACAATTGGGCGTGTTGAGGTC